GGAGCTCTACTACGACTACCGCGACAAGGTGCTTCACGATGTGGCCGACGATGCCGGCTCCGGCGTCATGGCTGTGGGGACGCTGCTGACGCGGGACGGAGTATGCGCCGAAGACCTCTGGCCTTACAACCCGGCTAACTTTGCGGTGAAGCCTTCGCCCCTGGCCTATGCGGATGCTCCGGAAAATAAACTGGCCTCGGTCCATCCCCTGAAAACCCTGGAGGATATGATCCTCTGCCTGGCGGACGGCTACGGCTTCGTGGCCGGGATCTCGGTCTTCCAGAGCTTCGAAGATGCCTGGCAAAAGGACGGCATTATCCCAATGCCGGGAGGCGCATCGGATAAGTTTCTGGGCGGCCACGGGGTCTTTGTCGGGGGGGGCTATGACCAGGACCGGCGAATCTTCATCGTGGAGAATTCCTGGGGCCTCTCGGGAGGGCTGGCGAACCAGAAGGGGTTCTTTTCATTACCTTTTGACTTCCTGACCGATCCTGATTTCGTGCTGGAGCTCGCCACGGGGCGCTAAGTGTAGGGCGGGAAAGCGTAGGGCGGGAAAGCGAAGCGCATCCCGCCATTATCGCGGCGAAGGAGGCTCTATGAATATCTGGCAAAAAATCTGGGCCGATCCCAAGACCACCATCCCCGGGATCATCGCCGGTGTCCTCGGCGCCCTGGTGGCCTTCGGGATCATCACCCCGGCTGAGTCGAGCCCCCTGCAAACGGCCTTGACCGCCATTCTCGGCGGCATCATTGCCCTGCTGGGGATCTTTAGCAACTGGCCGGCGTAGGGGCGGCAGCTACGAAAAAGCCGCCCGGGGCGGGTAGAACCCGCCCCTACAAAGGCGGGATGCGCTTCGCTTTCCCGCCCTACATGGAAATAAGATGGCGGAATTGACCCTCAAAAAGAAGCTGACGAAGAAGGAATTCCAGGAAAGGTACCAGCAAATCCTGGGGCGCCTCTACTATGAGGCCACCGCGTTTGCGGATACGAGCGAGGCCGCCAAGAAGGCGCGGCGCGCCGGGGCCCTGGCCGATCCTTTCGTCTTCTTCACCACCTATCTGCCCCATTATTTTACCAATGATTTTGCCCCTTTTCACCGGGAGCTGGTGGAGCTGCTCTCCCGCCGCCCCGGCGAAAATGTAGGGGCGGCTGTAGGGGCGGCTTCTAGCCGCCCTGGGCGGGTAGAACCCGCCCCTACAACGGGAACCGCTGTCGTGACTCCCGTCGCCGTGGCCGCGCCCCGGGAGTTCGCCAAGACCACCATCACCTCCTTCGGCTACGTGCTCCACCAGATCTGCCACGGCCGGCGCCACTTCATCATCATCGCCTCCGACACCGAGGACCTGGCCAGCGACCTCACCGGCTATATCTATCTGGAACTGCTCTACAATGAGAGGATTAAATGCGATTTCGGGGAGCTGGTGCGGAACAACTGGGCGGTGGATGATTTTGTCACCCTGAACGACGTCCGGCTCAAGGCCCGGGGCCGGGGCCAGCGCCTGCGCGGCCTCAAGCACAAGCAGCACCGCCCCGACCTGATCATCCTGGACGACGTGGAGAACGACCAGCAGGCCCGCTCGCCGGACCTGGTGCGCAAATTGCTCTCCTGGATCACCGGCGCCATCTATCCCTCCATCGACGCCGGCGGCAACCTCTTCTGGATCGGCACCATCTTGGCCCGCAAGAGCGCGCTCTACACCGCCATCCATTCCGAGGAGGAGCCCTGGAAGCACTGGACCAGGCGCATTTACCGCGCCCTCAATGATGCACCTGGTGGCACAGGCGTCTCGCCTGTGCAAATCTCCCTCTGGCCGGCGCGCCACCCGGTGGCCACGCTCCTGGAGCAAAAACGCCTCATGGGGTCGCTGGCCTTCAACCGGGAGAAGCAGAATAACCCCCTGGATGAAGAAGGGGTCTTCCAGGAGGGGTGGTTCATCTATTACCATCCACAGGAACTCACCGGCAAGGACCTGATGGTGGCCGGCTATTTCGACCCGGCCCTGGCGATCGGCGAGAGCGCCGACTACAAGGCCGTGATCACCGTGGGCCTGGACCGGAAGGAGATGATTTTCTACGTCCTGGATGCCTATATTCGCCGGAATAGTCTTGACGAGGCGCTGCGCGCCGCCTTCATCCGCCATGAGCAGTGGCATTACTGGCGCTTCGGCGTGGAGGACGTCCTTTTCCAGAGGCTGCTAATCAATGAATTCCAACGGCTGGAAAAGGAGAGGAAGGTAATCCTGCCCCTGCAGCCGGTGCCCGCCCGGGTCTCCAAAGAAGCCCGGATCTCCCGGCTGAGCCCCTTAGTGGAGCGGGGCCAGATCCGCTTCTGCCGGGGCCAGGGTAATCAGGACCTGCTCCTGGAGCAGCTCCTCTACTTCCCGGCCAAAACGGTCCACGACGACGGCCCCGACGCCCTGGAAGGCGCAGTGGGGCTCCTGGAGGGCGGCGCCGGCATGGGGATCTTCGATTATTACAAAGGGGAGTTTGACAACATGGCGGCTGAGGAGCGCCGTTTGCACGGCTGAGAATATTAAGGAGGGGTAAAAGGGTATAAGAGTAAGGGGGTAAGAGGGTAAAAGGGTAAAGGGATAAAAGGTTTTGCTTTTCCTTTTCCCCATTTTCCCTTTTCCCCTTTTCCCCCAGAAGCATTTTCCCTCTTCCCCTTTTCCCCCTTGGTTAATGGTCACTGATCACTGGTAATTGGTAACTAAACAATGGCAGCCGACCCTAAACACATACCGCTGACCCCGGAGATCATCAGCGCCGCCCAATGGGCCGCGGGTAGGCGCTTTACGCCCACCGGCACCGGGAGCGCGCCGGGGCAGCCGGACCCGAGCAAAGACTTCTTCGGTCCCGGCTGGCCGCTGCCCCCTCTGGCGCCGCCTGAAGCCGCGGGCCGCCAGTTCGACTACCCGGTGGGCTACAACCTGCTGGTCACCCCCCGGGGGGACCTTCCGGTAAGTTTCTTGGATCTGCGCAACCTGGCCCAAAACTGCGACCTGGTGCGCCTGGTGATCGAGACCCGCAAGGACCAGATCGCCAAGATGGAGTGGATCGTCTCGCCCCTGGAGGATAGTTCAAAGTTCAAAGTTCAAGGTTCAAAGTCAAAAAGCAAAAAGGCCTCTCCGGAGGCCGAGGCCCAGGCCAAAGCGGCCACCGCCCTTTTGCGCCGCCCCGACGGCCTGCACTCCTTCAACGCCTGGATGCGGATGCTGTTAGAGGACATGCTGGTGATCGACGCGGCCACCATCTACCCGAGGCGCACCAAAGGCGGCGGCCTCTATAGCCTGGAGGTGGTGGACGGCGCCACCATCCGCCGGGTCATCGACGAATGGGGGCGCACCCCGCTGCCTCCGGACCCGGCCTACCAGCAGATCATCAAGGGCCTGCCGGCCACCGACTACACCCGGGAGGAGCTGCTCTACTATCCCCGCAACCTTTTATCCTGGCGCCTCTACGGTTTCTCGCCGGTGGAGCAGGTGATCATCATCACCAACATCATCCTGCGGCGCCAGATGCACCTCCTGCAATACTACACCGACGGCAACCTGCCCGACGCCCTCCTGGAGGTGCCGGAGAACTGGTCCACCGCCCAGATCGCCGAGTTTCAGCAATACTGGGACGCCCTGCACGCGGGCAACACCGCCCAGCGGCGCCGGGGCAAATGGGTGCCCCACGGCATGACCCCGCACCTGATGAAGGAGGGGGACCTGAAGTCCCCCATCGACGAATGGTTTGCCCGGGTGGTGTGCTACGCCTTTTCGGTGTCGCCGCAGCCCTTCGTGCAGACCATCAATCGGGCCACCGCGGAGACCGCGCAGGAGGCGGCGCTCTCCGAAGGCCTGGCGCCCCTGATGGAATGGATGGCCGACTTCATCAACTACGCCATCCAGGGGAACGGCTTCGACCAGGTGAAGTTCGCCTGGGAGCAGGACACGGCCATCGACCCCCAGATGCAGGCCACCATTGACGACCTGGACGTGCGCAACGGCATCCGCCTTAGGAGCGAGATCCGGGAGGCCCGGGGCCTGGAGGACGACGGCACCCCGGATTTCATCATCATCCCCGGCAGCGGCGCGGTGCTCGTGAGCGAGATCGGCAAGGAGCCGGAACCGCAGCCGGAGCCGGATAATCAAGATAATCCTGACCAGGGGGGAGGGCCAGACACCCCCGGGGCGGCGGAGCGGAACTCTTCGCCAGGGTCGTCCGCCAAACCGCCGCCCCAAAAACTGGCCAAGCAAACCATAGGGCGGGAAAGCGTAGGGCGGGAAAGCGAAGCGCATCCCGCCAAACTGGCGAAGGTCAAACGTAAAAAAAAAATGAAGATCACCCCCATTGACCGCGACCGCCCGGAGATCGTCGAGATCCGGGACGCCCTCAAAGAGCTGATGGCCAAGGCCCTGAAGGCCGACGCCCGGAGCGCCGCGGCGCAGCTCGGGAAGGGCCTGGGGCTCAAAAAGGCTGTAGGGGCGGCTGTAGGGGCGGCTTCCAGCCGCCCGCGGCGGGTAGAACCCGCCCCTACAGGCCCGGGGGCGGGTAGAACCCGCCCCTACGCCAAGGCCGCGGATGATGAGGCAAAAATTAACAAGCTCCTGGCCGAAATGGAGCTGGCCGGCATCGAGGCCACCCGGGAGCAAGTGGCGGCCCTCCTGGCCAAGGCGGCCCAGCAGGGCGGCTACGCCGCCTTCGTCCAGATCGATTACGAGGCCCCGGTCGGGATCACCGACCTGGTCAACACCCAGGCCGTGGCCTGGGCCGAGAAGCACGCCGCGGAACTGGTCACCAAGCTGGAGGAGGATACCCGGGACATGATCCGGTCAGCCGTGGTCCAGGCGCAGGAAGAAGGGTGGAGCACCAAGGCGCTGGCCGACGCCCTCCAGGAAACCCACGGGTTTTCGGACGCCCGGGCTTCGATGATCGCCCGCACCGA